TTGTTCCGGTAGAATATCTTGTTTTGGATGAAGTGAAAGTGCGTGCTAAAATAAAGGAGAAGGTATTTAATATTCCCGGCCTGAAGATTTTCAAGAAGAAAAGTTTATCGATTAGATAATTTCAAATCCCTCGCTGATTGGTCTTGTAGTGCGCTGTTACTCATTAACTTGAGTTAGGTTCGCTACAAGGCCTTCGGCCGGGGATAAAAATATGATTACTCCAATCCACCTCGCCGAGGTAGAAAAAAATCAAATTAAATATTACGACTATCTTCGATATCTTGATGTTGTTGCTTCTTTGAATGATAAAAAAATTGAAATCATTGTCAGGCCGAGAACAAAACCGCAACGAAGTAATCGCCAGAACAAATATTTGCATGGAGTAGTTTACAAGCTAATTTCAGAACATACCGGGTTCGAGCCGGAAGAAGTCCATGAATTAATGAAGTTCAAATTTCTGCGCGCGCAACTGGGAAAGTGGGAAACAACAGTCAGCACAAAAAAATTAACCACAGTTCAGTTTTCTGAATATATCGAGAAGATAAATAAATTTTGCATAGGGGAGTTCGGATTTCAGATCCCGCTTCCAAATTCTATTGATTACTAAATATGAAATACTTATCATTATTTTCCGGTATCGGAGGTTTCGAAAAAGGAATACAACAAGCGTATGAAGAAATATATAATTTACGACCCAATGAACTGGCGGATAGCAAGAGACCAAAAGAATTGCACAGCATTGAGAACAAATTCAAGCAATGGGAATGCGTGGGTTATAGTGAAATCGACCGTTACGCAGTCCAAGTCTATAAAAAACAATTCCCTAACCACCACAACTATGGCGACATTACAAAAATCAATGTGGGAGAACTCCCAGACTTTGACATGCTGGTTGGCGGATTTCCTTGCCAGAGTTTCAGTATTGCTGGAAAAAGGGGAGGATTTGACGACGCAAGAGGAACACTCTTTTTTGACATCTTGCGGATTTGTGCAGAAAAACGACCCAGACTTGTGGTACTTGAAAACGTTAAAGGTTTACTATCTCATGACGGTGGAAAAACTTTCCAGACAATCATTAGGCTTCTCTCCAATGTGGGGCTTAGAGTTGAATGGCAGGTACTTAACAGCAAAAATTTCGGCGTTCCACAAAACCGGGAACGAGTGTTCATTGTCGGACATACTAGAGGAGAAAGTAGAAGACAAATATTTCCTATTGGAGGAGGTAACTCAAAAACTCTTAAACAAATTATAAGTGGAGGGCAAGGAAATAGAGTTTATGAAATTGATGGCATTAGTTGCACTCAGGCCAGTCAAGCTGGTGGTCAAGGTGCAAAGACTGGTTTGTATGCAGTTCCAGTTTTAACACCAGACAGACTAAAGAAACGACAGAACGGAAGACGATTTAAAGAAGAAGGAGAGCCAGCCTTTACCTATACTGCTCAAGACAGACATGGGGTATATGACGGCGCAAGAATAAGAAGATTAACCCCGGTGGAATGTATGCGCCTTCAATCATTTCCGGATAATTGGTGTGACGTTGGTGCTGACGGAAAGGAAATCTCGGATTCTCAAAAGTACAAAATGGCCGGAAATGCTGTTACTGTAAATGTTGTTAAAGCTATAATGGAAAAATTAATATAAATATCCGGAAGGCTGTCGAAAGGCAGTCAAGCATGGGCTGTGCGGTGTTGGGCTTATTTACTTAAGATCACCGCCACAGCCTTCTGGGTGTTTTTAGATAGTTATCCACATGACGGAAGTTTTTATATGTGCTATAGTATGAATACAATTGACACAATCAATAAATCTTGCCATAATTTCATCAGAAACTCTCTCAATATGAGCGTAGGGCTTGATGAAAGCCTGGCAACTCATGTTAAGAGAGTTTTTTTTATGACTAAAAAAGAATCAAGAAAACAAATTTACGACTGGTTAGCTGAAAAAGGGATTGATATGAACCCAGCTGAAGAGAATTTTATTATCTTTAGAAAAATGCTAATTGCTTATGAGAGATTGGCTACTACAGGATTACGAGATGCTTACCATTTAATGGAGGCAAGGTTGCAAAAAATTAACAAGGGAGAAATTGAAGCGAAGCCTAAAAAGCAGAATCAACCTAAAGTTCAACCTAAAAAGATTGAAGAAGATAATAGAGTTAGAACATGGTTTCCAAAAGATAAAAAGTAATTTTTAATTTTTAGGTTTACCCATACTTACCTACGAATACAAGTGTGCTTAGGGGATCGGACTACCCTTCTCTGCTGTGAAGCAAGAGCTTAACAATGCCGAACCTGACCGAGCCTTTCCGGGCTCATTAAGGGAGGTCAGGGAGGGAGGACATACTAATCATGTTAATCATGATAATCATAATCAGCATGTTATGCGAGATTCAAAGACAACTAGATTCACAAAGGCGGTGGTTATATCGGAGGAACACTATAATTATTTATTAAAAACAAAGCATAAAAAAAGTATTGCCGGTAGATTAGAGGAAATAATAAATGAATATGACAAAACAAAGGTTACAGATGTTAAAGGCTAAGTGGGAGTATCATTATCAGGAGGCGGTGCGGACAAAGGATGATAAGTTGCTACGCCGAGCAGAGAAATATCTAGCAATAATAAATAAGGAGTTGATATGAAAGTAGAAGACCAAGTAGTTAGCCGTGAGCTGTCAATGAAATTAGAAAAGCTGGGTGTGAAGCAGGAAAGTTTGTTTTATTGGATAAAATATACAGGCAACAAAACTGTCTGGGAATTGCATTATAAAAAAATAAAACGAAGACACGGATTTCTAGTTCAAGAGCATTTTCCCGCCTTCACGGTCGCTGAGTTGGGCGAGCTGTTGCCTTATAAAGTAAAAAATAAACTTCGAGGGAAATACAGTTATCTAAATATTTGTAAGTACGTAGACAATAGCTGGGAGGTAGATTGTAATGGTCATGGGGGCTTAGTATTTGCTGACAAGAAACTAGCAAATGCAATGGCAAAAATGTTGATAGAATTAATTGAAAACAAGCTAATAAATAAGGAGTTAATATGAAACCAGAACAACAAGTAGACAGAGAACTTGATAAATTAAATTTTGTTTATCAGGACAATGAAACAATATGTGTTGATTATAAAAATATAAAACTCTTCATCCACGCCGAAATCAAGCAGGCTGTGTTGGATGTGGTTGAAGAAACTATTACCATGATTGATAAAAAGGGTGATGTATATAGTGGTAGTGATTGGATTATAAGTGTTCTAAGAAATCATTATAAATAGCCAGTAGAATTATATGACTAAACTTGACGCATTTTTGTATGGTATGGGTGCTGGGGTGGTATTGTGGGTGTTATTAAGTAAATTAATTTCAGATTTATGGCTCCAGACTTAAAGATTTACAACATGGATTGCATGGAGTTGATGAAGCGATATGCTGACAACCATTTTGAGTTGGCTATAGTTGACCCTCCGTATGGGATAGGAGATTTTACAAATAAAAAAGCGAACAAGAAAAAAGGAGTTACAAGAGGGAAGTTTGGAAATGTTAAATGGAATAATAAAACACCTAATATAGAATATTTTAACGAAGTAAATAGAGTTTCTAAGAATCAAATAATATGGGGAGCAAATTATTATAATTGTTTCCATAATCTTGGGGGAGCTATAGTTTGGTACAAACATACTAAACATCCTAAATTCAGCGATTGTGAGATAGCATCTACCTCTATGCACAAACGAGTAGCTCTGGTAGATATAGAATGGTATTCGCTTAATAGATGTGAAGAAACTATACATCCTTGTCAAAAGCCAGTACAACTTTATAAATGGCTACTTAAGAACTACGCCAAAGAGGGAGATAAGATACTTGATACTCACATGGGTAGTGGAAGCATAGCTATTGCCTGTCATTACATGGGCTTTGACCTAACTGCTTGCGAGCTTGACAAGGAATACTACGAACAAGCAATGCAGAGAATAGAAGACCAAACCAGACAAAAAACTTTAATATAAATTTAGCAATAATAAATAAGGAGTTAATATGCAACCAAAAGAAGCAAGGCAAAAGTTTGAACTAAAAATGAAGGCGCTGGCCTTATCAGAGAAAATTAAATTATCAAGTGAATTTATCAGGATAGCCGGAAACAATTTCGTGTACTATCAAAAATTAATAGAACAAGGATATGCGGGTCGGATTAAAACAAAAACTAAACGAAATAATAAAATCAAGAGGTGAGATCACTGTTGCTGAAATGGAACAGATCTGTCGTGATCTTGGTTATAAAGTTTCAAATGGTGAAAGAAGACTTAGAAAATCTGAAAGTCCGAATGTAATTTCGATCCCTAATAAAAAAGGTGCTACAATCGCTTATAGGTGGGAAGGGGTACGAGATACCATATTGGCGACGGAATCAGCACAGAAGGCAGAATCTGGCCAAATTCGGCACTCCTGGGGAGGAGATGAGGCCAAACCAAAATGTAATCCATGGAATTTATAATTAGCCAAAGGGGTATAAGACCACTTCGCGCAGTTGACGAAATCAAATTTGTTCTTTTATCGTCATGCGCAATTAGTACAATCAACAGCTTAATTTGTAGAAAAAGATACATACTTATGCCCCTTTAGTTGATTAATTAATTAAACTAACATAAACAAACTTATGGAGAATTTAGAACAATGTGAAGGTGCTAAAACTAAAATCGGCGAAACACCTGAAATTCAAATGGTAATGTCAATATTGGATAAAGAAATTCAAAGATTGGATGAAAACATTTCTCTATTAACTCAAAAGCTGAATCCAGTTTTAACACCAGAAAAGCTAGAGGAAGTTGGAAAGGATAGAGCAAAAAGAGATTGTGATTTGGCGGAGGATATTCAGAAAGATATTGATGTTATAGAAAGAATGAATGCTTTAATAAATGAGTTAAAAAACAGAGTGGCTTTATAAACTAACATAAACAAACTTATGGAGCTATTACAAAGCGTCGTTATATTGATACTAGCGGTTGATTTAATTGCAGTTTTGATATTACAACGTCGTGTGTTTAATATCGTTCAAGAGCAGTCATGGCTTATCAAGAATAATTCCGAGAATATAAGCTATATTTTATCTAAACTAACCAAATAAAAACATAAGTAGTATGGAGAAAATATATTACACTTTGGACACAAGAATACCTAAAACATTATATATTCAGTTTAAGGGAGTTACAGCTCATGTTGGGTTAGAACTTTCTTCAGGTGCTATTGAAGCAAGAGAAAACGGAAAACCATTATCGGAAGAAGAAGAAATTGTATTGGCTTCAGATTATTTGGAAGCTATTGTTGGTGTAAAAAGAAGAAATTAATAAGATAACCCTATGAAACTAAACAAGATATTAGAGCGAGTAGATAATGATTTTGATGAGCAGTTTGTATCTGATTATCATTTAAGAGATGTTTGGGATGCAACTAATATCAAACAATTCATCCACGCCCAGATAAAGCAGGCTGTGTTGGATGTGTTGCCAGAGGAGAAGGAAGTAAAAACTCCAGCTAATTTTTATGCTAGAGCTTTCAACGAATGCCGTCAAGAAATCTTAAATAAACTAAAGGAGTAAATATGGAAGATGAAACTAAAAAAGAAATAACCAATATATATAATGAAATGAAGCAGAATTTTGGTTATTGGCTAAGTCCGTCAGAACAACAGAATTTCTGGGCAACTTTTGGATTAGAACTTTATAAAAAATATTTATTAGAAGAACCAAAAGAAGAATGGACAATTAAATCAGAGGAGTAAATATGAAGAAGGAAGAAATGAAAAAACTAAAAAGCATATTGGAAAAGATTGTCTACGCACTCAAGGAGTGGGATAGCCGTATTAAGTTGGATTATTTAGAAGATGACTTAGACGATTTATTTAACGAATCAGAGGAGTAAATATGAAGAAGACTGAATATGAAAAAGCATTAAGTACTGCAAGGAAAGCAAAGATACCGAATTTAGAAAAAGCATTAAAACATATTCATAAAATGCTAATTCAAACCAGGCAATAATGGCTAACTTTCATCTGTTCGCAGGTGGGAACTCCCAAAGTCATTATTGCTTGATTTGATGGCTGGTTGGTGGTACTCACCGTCTTAAGGGTGGTATAGGTTCGAACCCCAATCCAACCAGTCCTCTTTAACAACCGTTAACCCTACAAAAGAATGAGGTTAACATCTCATGGAGGGAAGCGAGAGATTAAAAGTCCTTATCATTGGACTGCCAGACGGACTCTTGGAGGGTCTACGCAGGTTCTTTCGCTCTCTTCCATGAGGACATCATTGGTGGCAAAGAAAGTAAAAACGGCGTAGGTTTCCACGAGTTCCCTATGCTCAATGAGTCCTAGGCGAGCGATAGTAGGGTTACGACCCTCTGTACAAACTATCGCTCTCCGATTTAAAACTAACCAAATAAACTTATGGGACTATTAAAAGCACTTGTTAAAACTGTTGTTGAGCTACCAATAGCTGCTGTTAAAGATGCCGTAACATTCGGAGGGATAGCAATCGAAGAAATTTTAGAAGAAATAAACTAACCAAATAAGGAGTTAATATGAAAAGAATATTTGATATTAGAATAGTTATAGATGACGAAGAAACATCAATAGATGAAATAACAGACATTTTATTTGATAATGTAAGCGAGGGAAGTTGCGAAGAAGTAACAACAAAGGAGTTGAATAAATAATATGCAAGAAAAAAATAAAATTAGGTTAGGTATATTAGCGTCAGAAATGAGTACATTGGCTAATAATCAAGAGGGAGATGTTATTCGTATATACGTTGCTTCATTAAAAAATTGGTCAAAAGATATTGTTGATATAATTAACGAAGAACTAACCAAATAAACTTATGAGAAAAAAAGAACTACAAGAGAGGTTGTACATTTTAGAAGAGAAGTACGAAAACCTTAATAATAATCTAAGAAAGCTAAAATACGAAGTTCTAGGGACACCATATGGTATTGTTTGTTTTGGTAAATATGGAACAGCTAAACCGAAATTAGAGGGAGCTATACCGACAAGGAAACAGAAGAGGGTTATAAAAAGATTAATGAAAAACTAAAATAAACAAACTTATGAAACTAGACACAAAAAAACCGTGGGTACCAGACGGATACAAATTAGAGAGCCACGAAGATTGTGGTGAAGTTGATGTTAAAGATATTGAATTGTATTTGTCAAAAAAGCAAGAAAGTGATAATTATATCAAAGGCGAAGATTTGTTAAAAGAACTAAAAGATAAAAAGCCGTTAAACTCGGCAGTATTAAAGTATTTACTAGATAATCCTAAACATATTCCTGAAGAATGGAAAGGTAAATATATTTCTTTTTTTGGAACAATCCTGCGGTCGCCTAATGGTACTCGACGTGTACTATACTTATACTACGATGGCTCGCAGTGGGACTGGGACTATCATTGGCTCGGCAACGACTGGTTTGACAATCGCCCGTCGGCGGTCCTCGCAAGTGGAAGTAAAGACACCTGTAACCAATGCATGAAGGATATGCAAACAATAAAAGAGAGCCATGTCTGTGCTAATCCAGCATGTCCTAACTATGCGTTATGCCAGATAGCGTTAGAGGATATGCCTAATAAACTAACCAAATAAACAGTTAAACACATGGGCAAACCAAACAAGAATCCAGAGAAGAACAAATTACAATTCAAAAGAACTACAAAGCGGACAGGGCGTTGGAAGGTCTACGCAGGCTTTTTCGCTCTTCACCATGAGAATTAATTAAAATAATTAATTTATAATTTTAAAACAGTATGTTAATTAGTACTACTCCCAGAAATTTATTTAATCTAACAAATCGTGAAATCAGTCCCGGCAACACAGTTAGATTGCTTTATTCACCTAAAGCAACTAATATCAACGGCATCGAATCTGCGCACGGACAAAGAACAATTGATGATTTTATTCTGATCGCTTTAACTAAAATGATAAAACCAAATAATTTTTTTGAGTTTGGAACAGATTATGGAGTAACTTTGTTAAATCTAGCAATGAACTTTCCGGAACTTGAATTTTATAGTATTGATATTGAAAAATTTAAACAAGTTTATTCAAATACAAACTACGAAACACGCATCCATAATTATATTGCTGATTCAGTAAATTTTGATTACTCTATGTTTTATGGGAAAATGGATATAGTTTTAGTTGATGGTGGTCGTGATGACAAGACAATAAGAGCTGATACAGAAAACGCTTTCAAGATGCTTTCAGATAATTTTTCTTGTATAGTTTGGCATGATTATCCAACTATCCCAAAAGTCAAAGAATTTATTGACGAAATTTCCATGCAACATACAATTTACCATATACAAGATAGTTTAATTTGCTTCTATCTAAATAATGCGCCAGAGAATATATCAAAAAGTCTTAACAGTTAAATATATGGAAGAAGAAAATGAAAGTAACATGTCAGGATTAGTGCTTGGAATTGTAGCTATTTTTATCATGGTATCTGCTGGATCATATTACAAAATACAAAAAGAAAGATGTATTAAAGGAAGATGGAACTGTGAAGTTCAATATTATTTGAACGAAAATGACAAAACAAAGTTAGAAATTTGCTATAAGAAAATTAAAAGTTGTTACGTTGAATAATAAAATATATTTATATGGATTTTATCATGAATCTTTTGGGTGTTTCTTGGTCTTACATTTCATTACTTTTGCATAGTTTGATTGCAATCCTATTAATGGAAAAAGAAAACCATTTCCTTCTTCAAATATTGGGAACTATTTTACTTATTGAAACAATATTTAATCTCGCAATAATGTTTACTTAATTAATTTAAAAAAATCTTATGGAAGAAAAATCAACAGGTCCAGCCCTAGAACCAAAAGAGCCAACAGGCGATTCATTAATTGATCCAAAGCCAACAAGCGAGCAGAGAGAACTACCAAAAGAAACATTCATTGAAAAAGTGCAAAATGATACTTCAATGAAAGTTATGTTTTCTATTGCGTTAGTTTGTATGGTTACACTTTTATTCTCTATTGGAAATGTAGTGAATAATAAAATGAAGGACAATCGTGAAAAACAAAAAGAACAATTGGTCAAAGAAGTGGTGACTGATTTTGCTTTGATCGCCAAAGAAAATGGTTTCAATGAATTTACTTTAGAGGTTGAAGGTAAAACAAAAAAAGAGATTTTACAAGGTTTTGTGACTGAAACAAGTAATCAAATCAGCAATGCTATTTGGAGGGGAATAGTCGTCAAGGCGAAACAAGATGGGAAAGTTAATGTAACCTCGATTAATGAAGATCAAAGCAAGGAAGAAATTGTTTTGATTTTGGAAAGTTCAATTTCCTCGCCAGTACCTCAACCAGAAATAACCCCTGATCCAGTAGTTAATACAGAGGAGTAATTATGGCAAAAAAAATTGCTTATTATAGGAAGAAGGCAGATAAATTATTTCAGCAATGGTTTATTTCTAAAAACAGTCAATGTGAATTATGTCTTAATGTTGCAACTTGCGGTCATCACTTTGTTACAAAGGCCGCAAGTTCTGCTCTGCGATATGAGGAAAAAAACATGATTCCAGTATGTACCGGTTGTCATCTGGGATTCCATTCCAGTCGTGCTTCTGATTTTATTGGCCGGATAGTTTTACTTAGAGGCGCGAAGTGGTTTCAATATTTACAATTGAGTAAATACAAAATATCCAAAATAAACATAGGATATTACAAGGATATAATTGGTTTTTTTGAAAGCAAATTAAATAAATAATAAATAAAAACCTATGACAGATTTCGGTGGTGTGAAACGCAACCCCATTGAAACAAAGAAGAGCAGGGAATTATACGATAAGAACTATAAACGTATTTTTTGTACCAAGAAAAAGAAAGCTAAAAAGATTAAAAATAAATAAAACTATGACTATCAAAGAACAAAACAAGAAGGACTTTGAAGAAGCTCTTCATGACGAGAGGAAAAAGAACTTAATTAAATTAGCGCAACAGCAAAGTGAGTGGATATATTACAACAAGAAGAAAGTTCAACTTGAATTAACAGGACAATCTCTTGATTCTGTAAGAATTAACGAATTGGCAGCAGTGAAGAAAAATATAGAAATCACAGAGTTGAATATAGACTCTCTAAAGTTGAGATTAAGATCAACAATGGAAGTATTTAAAATTGTTGATATAGTATTGAAATTATAGTTACCCACAGTTTGTCCACGGTTTTATAATATTGTATTACACTTTTTATTGACGATTGCTAAAAAATGTTATATAACAGAAGTAGAAAACACTTCGAACTAATTTTTATTTATATGTTTCCACAATCTTCTATAAATTCGTTGGGAAGAAACTAAAGCATTAATTTGCTTTTTTTGTTTTATGAATATTGGAATTGAGTTAAAAAGAAACGATGCAGGCTATGTGATGTTGTATGTCTATGATAAACAGAGAATGGGGGAAAAAACGCAAGGCCGGTTATCAACTTACAGCTACGGATCGAAAATGAAAGAGAAACAGCACAAGGAATATGTTAATTTCTTGAAATCGCTCGAGTCAACGGTAAATGAATTTCTACAAGATAACTAAAAGTTTTAATAAATCACAAAAGATTAAAAAATGACTACATATGAAAAGGGCAACCGAAAAACAAAAAAGGTTAAAAAAGCTATTATCCGAAAATGTAGGAAATAAGAAATGTAAGACAAAAGGAGAGTTATTGCTTAAAGCCGGATACTCTAAATCAATGTCAGAAACACCACAAAAGGCAATGGCTGGTAAGGCTATTAAGGAACATACAGATAAACTATTGAAATTGATAGACGATAGACGAAGATGGGCTTTAACCGCAATGACTCAAAAGAAATTGAAGGATAGTGCGGCCCGGGACTTAGCTTACATAAACGACTCCCTTACTAAAAGTCATCAGTTATTAAGTGGTGAAGATACTGAAAGGGTTGGAGGTGTATTGCTTACATCTGAACAGAGAGCGCGAATAGCAGAAGAGGAAACTAACCGCCAGAAAAATGTCAATTGAAGACTTGGCCATACAAAATAGCCGGAAGCATTTGATTGATTATTGCATAACTTACGATAAGAATTATATTGTTAATTGGCATCATAGAAAGATAGCGGAAGCGTTGGAGAAGGTTGAAAGGGGCGAAATCAATCGTTTGATCATTGAGATGCCTCCCCGGCACGGAAAATCACAGCTAGCGAGTATTTATTTCCCGTCTTGGTTTTTAGGCCGTAATCCGGATAAAGAGATTATTATCGCTTCTTATTCAGGCGATTTGGCAAAAGATTTTGGCGGTAAGACTCGAGATGTTGTGAGCGACGCTCAATATCAATCAATATTTGATACAAGATTAAAACAAGATAGTAAGTCAAAGGATAAATGGCAGACAAACAAAGGCGGAAGTTATACTTCTGTCGGGCGTGGCGGAGCGACAACCGGTCGTGGCGCAAATATTTTCTTGATCGATGATCCAATAAAAGATAGAGAAGAAGCTGAATCTGAAGTTATCCGGGAGAAATGCTGGAATTGGTACACGAGTGTTGTGAATACACGGCTTGAGGGTATGGGTGCGGTAATAATTATTATGACTAGGTGGCACTTAGATGATTTGGTTGGCCGAGTAAAAGAAAAAGCGCTAGAAACTGGTGAGAAATGGGATGTGATTAGTTTCCCGGCCATTGCTGTGGAAGATGAAGAGTTCCGGAAAGAAGGTGAAGCTCTATGGTCTTTCAAGAAAACACTCAAAGAACTAGAGGGGTTACGCGTACTAGATCTGTATGACTTTGAATGTTTATGGCAACAGAACCCGATCAGTGCTGCGACACAAGAATTTAAGAAAGAATATTTTAAAAAGTTCGAAGAAGAGGATTTACCTGATCAATTTGATATTGATATTACGATTGATCCAGCTATCAGTAAGAGCAAAAAAGCCTGTAATACGGCGATTTTGGGCGTTGCAAAACAGGAATATTCGCCAAATTGGCACATTCTAGACTATGTTAAGGGAAAGCTTGATCCTTATGAGCTGATAGAAGCGACCTTTAAAATGTATTATGAGTTCAGGGGCAAGTATCCGAATGCTGATATTAAGGTTTGGATAGAGGGCGTTGCATATCAAGAAGCATTGAAATATGTCTTTGAAGAGGAAATGAAACGGCAGAAAAAGTATCTTAACATTGAAACATTTATTGATAAGCATGATAAAGATCAGCGGATAAAGGGTCTTGTCCCACAGTATAAAATGGGCTTGATTTACCACCGGTCATGGATGACAGATATTGAGAACGAGTTAATTCAATTCCCACGCGGTAAATATAAAGATTTAATTGACGCTTTAAGTTTCCATTTACATATTTCACCACCAACAGAGATATTTGATCCGGCTAGTCTTATTGAGGCAGAGGAGAACAATAATAGAAATATGGGAAGGTTCAAATAAATATGGAGATAGTAGAACATGCCAGACAACAATTACAGCTTGTTTTGAACCATGGATTTGATATTAATAGTGAAGTTTGGTCTAGAAGCGCATTGAGAAGGGTAAAAATCCTTAACGGTGGATTATCAATCCCTATCGATGAAAACATAAAAGAATCCATGCGAGAGGAAAAACAAGCCATGGTGGGTTTCAAAAGAAACAGATTAAGAAATAAAGGTAAATTCAAATAATATATGGAAAGCGTATTTAAACGAATCCAAGCTTACGATGATTATTTTGTTAATCAAGACGTTACAATCGTTGAGGGTTATGATTTTAATCAAATGGATAGGGTAAAGAAGAATCATCTTTATTACGCTTCTAAATTTGTTAATGGCACGGATGAGGATGTGCGGTTCTTCAACATAACAAAGCCTGCATGCAAGAACGAAACTAAAGAAATTGATATCGATACAAAAGATATTAATGTTTTGGCTATGCGCCGATCAGCAATGACGAAGGCGTGGATTTTAAGAAGAGCCTTGAAGTACCTTATTAAAAAAGAGAAGTTAGGCCAGGTATTCAATCAGTTCAGTGATAAGCTTCCTATCTATGGAAGTGTAGTTGCTAAAAAAACTAATGATAAGAAAATATTCGCGCCGGTACAGTTAAGAAATTTGAAGAATGACCCAACGGCTGATAATCTTAATCAATGCTGGTCAATCCAGGAACTATGGATGACTCCAACTGACTTGCGAAAAATGAAAGGGAAATGGAACGATAAAGTTATTGACATGGCGATTGAGGCTTATCAGATATCAGGGAAAGAAAACTATGTTGATAATTTTTCAAAGAATGATAAGCGTGGTGGTTCGCAATACATCCATGTTAGAGAATATATTGATGACGTAAAGAAAAGTGAGATAAAGGGCAAGAGTGAGGAGTATGTCCGGGGTAGATTTTTCATTGTAGTACCTGATACAAGCAAAAAAGATTGGGAAAAGAAAGACGGCTTAGTTTTACATAAAGATACGGTAACTGATAAATATTTCAAAGAATGTCATCGTGATAGGGTAGAGGGTCGGTGGTTAAGCCCGAGTGTTGTTGAGGATTTGGAGGAATTGCAAATCTTGAAGAATGAAGAGATGCATTACATGAAAATGGCATTAAGATTAAGTAGTATTATTTTATTGCAAACAGAAGATAAAAAACTTGCTAGGAATATTTTGACCGACTTGGAGAATGGCGATATTCTTAGGGTGCGGAAGGAGATCAAGGAAGTTCCGTTAAACGTGCGGAATCTGGGCGAGAAACAACAAATCAGTAATGAAATAGATAAATTATTAAGAGATTTGGCAAATACTAGAGAAGTAATGACCGGCGAAAAGATGATGAGCGGAACTCCGTTCAGTCTTGGCGCAATGCTCGAGCGCAATGCGGCCAGACTATTCGACCATATCCGCGAGAAGTTAGGATTATTCTATCAAGAGATATTTGAAGATTGGGTTGCCCCGGCGTTAAGTAAAGAACTTACAAAGAAACGGATATTAGAAATTACTGACAGAGAGGAAATAAAAGAGTTAGCGGTAGAGTTTGCCAAAAACAAGACATGGGACGCTGTAAAGAAGTTCATTTTAGAAGAAGGCCGTAAACCTACTATAGAAGAAGTTCAGTTGGTTGAGCAATTATTGGTTGAAAGGTTTTTAACACAAAAGAGCGTATTCTTAGATTTACCGGAAAAATATATCGATTTTGAGGACGTAGAGTTTGAATTTACAGGTGAGCGTGTGGATAAGCAGACAAAGCTACAAACTATCAGTACGTTGATCACCGCGCTAGGACAAAACCCTGCACTTGTAGATAATCCATTATTCCAAGAAGCTTTGAATTTAAGCGGTTTTGGTAAACTTGATGTTACTATGCCAGTTGTAGCGCCACAAGCTCCACAAACCGCTCCTGGGTCGCCACAAGCGACACCACAGGCGGCTCAAGCCCCTGTTAAACCACAACCACAAGTATGAGTGAAGAATCCACAATAGAAGAACGTATCCATAGATTGGTAAATTCACCGGATTGGCCTTTAATTGAGCAATTGTTATATAGAGAGATTGATAAAATAGAGAATACAAAGATAAATAAAGACTTACCGGATGCGACAATCGCGCGTAATGTTATTGCTAAGGAGATGTCAATGGAAGTATTAATGACGTTTTTAAAGGAAATAAATTTGATTAAAAACGATGAGTATGACAAAAAAGAAAAAAGAAAACCCAATCCCTTCAAATAGGATTGAGGCAATGAAAGGCGGTTGGGCAGTATTGATTAACAATCGTATCAAAGAGATTTTTGTTAATCGAGGCGCTGAAAGGAAAGCCAAGCTCCGGTTAGCTGAAATGCTAGAAGATTAAAATTACAATATAAAACAACAACGAGAATGTTTGATAGCAGAAGCTTAGCTATTAAGCAGGGATTTTCTCGTTGTGCCCTGTTTATGGCTAAGGTCTTGTGCTATTGAGCGCAGGACTTTTTTGTCAAGTGAAAAAAAACACTAAGGGTTAAATTAAACCCAATAAAAAAATTAATCTTATGACAGAAGGAAATCAGGGTGGCCAAGACCCTAATGAAACTCCTGGTAGCGACACAACGCTTAATAATGACGAGTTAGAGCAAGATGTAGACATTCAAGACGATGAGCTTGAAGTTTTAGAGGAGGACACCTCCAAAAAAATTAAAACTGCGATTGCTCAAAAGAAACATTGGCGGACTAAAGCTGAAAAGGCAAACGAAGAGTTTGAGGCCTACAAAGAAGCTAATCCAGCCAAAGAAGTAAAGCCGGAAGAAAAACCGAAGGAAAAATCAAAACCAGGCGAGTTTACAAAAGAAGAGTTAAAAGAGGAATTGAGTTTGGAAACTAAGTACCCACTTCTCACTGATGTGGATATGCGACGTGCCAAACGTGATGCCGAAGAAGAAGGAAAAACTCTTACTGAAGTAATCGAGTCTGACCATTACCAGGCAGTTTTGACTGGTAGGGAAGAGCAAAAACAACGGGAAGAAAATACACCTGCTCCTTCCGATCGTTCAGGCGATGCTCCTAATAACGACATCACTTCTTTTAAGAAGGCTGTCGATAATCCCGAATTAATTCGGGGTATGGACGAAAAAACATATAAGAAATTTGTCGAATGGGACGAGAAGCGGGGAAGTTAATTATTAATTCCCTAATTTATGGCGAATAATTTAACAGCCAGTAATAAAGAGAAATGGGACAAAGAGTTACAAATTGAGTTAGAGAAAAATCTAACCGGTTTGGATATCTGTAAAATCCACGGAAACTTAGATGGTTATGATATCATTGATAAACCGTACATGAGTAAACATCTAGGTCAGTCTTACACAAAGGGCACTAATTTCACTGTTCAAGACATCACGTCTACCAATGAGCAATTGTCATTGGATCAGGTTAAATGTGTTCCTTTGTTAATCGATAAGGTTGACATGGTTCAGAATTTCTATTCTGCGCGCCAAAACCTTTCCCCTACGATTGCAGAGGATTTAAGACGTGGAATGGACGCTAAAATCCTTGATCAGTACGATCAAGCAGCTTCAGACATAGATGACGGTGATATTGGCGGAACATCTGGTGTTTCTGCTGTCGTTACTCCTTCTAATGTCGCAAAATTGTTTTCTTCTGCCGGTAAAAAGTTGAATAATTTAAGTGTTGGTCTAAGTGATAGATTTGCTATTATTTCACCAACAATCCTTGAATACATGCAACTTTACATTGGTGGTAAGGATACAATGTTCGGTGATCAGGTTCTTCAACGTGGCCGTGTTGGTTCTGCGTTCGGGTTTGATGTATATCTATCCCAGAACTTGACCTTTACTTCTCGTTGGACTCCGGCAAATAATCCAACAGCAGCTGACACTGTTACTATCAACGGTGTTGTATTCACTTTCCAAGCTACTCTTGGAGTAGTCCCTGGTGCTTTACACATTGGTACTGCAACAGCGAATACATTAACTAACATGGTAGCAGCTTTGAACGCTCCAGGTACTGCAATCGCAGACGCTACTGAAACTGGTTATATCGCAATTACATTAGCTAACCAGGTATTGTTAGAAGGAATTGTTGCAACTGACGGAACAACTTATCTAGGTATTGAGCATGTAGGTGGTGGTGAAGTAGCAGTTGCGGCTTCAGAAACAGCTGATCTTTGGAGTCTTGAAACAGTTCATTGTCTATTCGGTAAAAGAGGTGCGATTGATTTCGGAATGCAAAGAAGTCCAGAGATCGGATTCAACCAAGAACCTAAATTGCTTCCTGGTTCCGGTAATCTTGTTGCATGGGATATGTTTGGAGTTAAAACATTCTTACGTAACAAAGACATGCTAGTTGATGTTAATTGTGATAGTTCAAGTTGGTAAATTGTATAGAGGGGAGGCTTAACCTCCTCCCCTCATCTTAATTCATAACCAAAAATTTTTATGAGTGAATATGAATTGGTGAGCAAGAAATTCTCACCTGACGCGGGTGTAGATGTGGACGCAAAGACGGCAACAGAAGCATCACAAGCGGTTGAAATAAACGCAAGGGCTGGTTATTTTACTAGCTCAACAACTACTCTTGCAGCAAAGACAACAGAAGCTATTACATTGACTAATAAGTTTATTAAATCAGTAAATTCTATTGTGATTTGTAAGGTAGCGGGTGGTGGTGCAGGTGATCCAGTTGTAGGAATTGTTACCGAGGCAGCTGGTTCTGCTGTAATTACAATTCTTAATGCAGATCCAGCTAATGCTTGTGATGAGGCTTATAAAGTTAAATTCGTAATTTTTAACCCAACTGTATAAATCTATGTCAGAACTAACCCAAGCAGAACAAAACCGTTTACGGTTTGAGATTAGCGCGCACATGCGTTGTTCTAAGTCGAGAAAGCTTTTTCCGCAACATGTAGGGACAGTTTTACCGATTCCTGGTATTGACACTCCTGCTATAGAAAAGGCAGTTGAAGAGCTAGGTGTAGCAGAAGGTATTCCGGAAATTGCAACTTCGGAAGAAGTAGAAAAAGAAGTTAAAAAACCTACAAAGAAAAAAGCTAAGAAGTAAATTGAGGGGAGAAAATTCTTTCTCCCTTTACTTTAAGTCATAAATAACAAAATCTTATGATTCCTTACAAGCTTTCTAATGCAGCTGCTCATATCATTACGGTTACAGCAACAGCAACATCTTTGTTTGATCTAATTGATACTGCGGCCGGTGCGGCGCAAAGTCTTCCGAGTTCCTTGGATAAAGTTGTGATTAACAATGTTGATCCAACAGGGAATGCGGTTAGATACTTGAATGACGGCAATACTCCAACTGGAACAGAGGGTGAAACAATCTCAAACGGAGAGAAGAAAACCGATACAGGTGTTCTATCAAAAATCATGTTGGTTCGTCATGACGATGCTGCCGTTAATGTTGTGATTGAAGTGCAAGTAGGTTGGGCTAAAAACAATTGATAATTATCTAATATAAATAAATTATGAGGAATTACAAAAAAATATTCATAAGCCTTTTGTTGCTTATTGTGGTTGGCGTAACCTGCATGAGCGTGAGTTCTGCTAATGCGCAAAGTTCTAGCTTCTTGCGCTTTTTTAAGAGGGCAGGTAATAATGTTACTTTCCTAAATTCACTTTGGGAACTAGGCTCAAGTAGTGTTAGAGTAGCTAAGGGCTGGTTTACTGATTTAGATATCAGTGGAGTTTTAACGCTCGGAGGAACTGTCGGTTCTGGTGGCCTTGATATGAACGGGAACTGTTTAACACTTGACGCTGACGAAAATTCTTCTCTATGTGCCGATACAGACGATCAGATTGATGTTGCGGTTGGAGGAGCTGACGATTTCAAGTTCACAGTAAATGTGTTCACAACTTTATCAGGTAGTGCTGTAATTATTGAAGATGGTGGGTTAAGTATGGGAACAGCAACTCTTGACGCAGGTGCTTTCACAATGACAGACGGAGCGCAAACTGGTGATGATACTTTTATTATCGCTCTTAGTGGCGATGGTGCTGGTAATGCTTCGTTTACTACTGACGACGGAAGTCTAATATTTGCTTCTAATGACGATATTTCACTTACTGCGGTTGGTGCTAATGTGACCATAGAAACTCCTTCCGATGCAACGATAGGGACAACTGTGGTAAGTTCATCAAGTTTTAGTGTAAATGGTTCTAGTTGGGATACAGATGATGCGGTTGCAAGGGATGGTGGCGTTGGTCTATCTTTTTCTCCTACCTCATCAGCTGTAGTTGGCGGAACTTATAACGTTGCCTACATACGAGAAGGTGTGGTTACTGCAACCCTTTTTACTGTCAATTCAGGTGGTAACATGAACGTTACTTCTGATGTAAGGGCTGGTTCAGGTGATTTTGAATCTCAAACGGCTGGAAATGGTGTACGACTTATTGGGCGTGATGTAAGTGATGGAAGTGCAATAGCGACAACATTAAGAAGTTCAGAAACGTTAAATACATCAGGCGATAAAATGGTGAGTATTGATAATAACGGAAGCGAAGTTTCTCATATTGATAGAAGTGGAACATATAAATCAGGTAATTCTTTTTACGGTAGTGCAAATCTGCGAACCTTCGGTGTATTATTGGGAAGTACAACTGTTGATACTGATGCAATTACAATGACAATGGGAGCACAAACAGGCGATCCGGTAACCTTAATGGCGATGAGTTCAGATGACCAAGGTGATTTCAGTATCACTCCTGATACAGGCGATATTGATCTAGTGCCTGCTAGTAATCTTGATGTAACTTTAACTACTAGCGGACTGTTTGCAGTTGACGCTTCAACAACAACTCATGCTAATAGCACTAATGCAACTTCGTTTACAGGTGCTTGGGGTAATGACAATATAGGTGGTGTGGCAAATGTTGTATCAACCACTACTTCTAATGGGATGACAACGGCATCAAATGGAATCGTAAATTTCCAAGCTTTAATAACTAATAGTGCTTCTGATGCGGCGAATACTGATTTGATAGCGTTTTATGCTTCTGCGCCAACAGACAGTGGTGGAAGTGCAAAACTGACAGCTTTCTCTGTTGCTACTGGATATGATACGGCATTTGAGTTTTCAAGTGGAAATGTAGAGTTTATAGATTATAGTCCTTCAATATCAGTTTTAACAAGTTCAGCTGGTAACGGCGATAATTACACTCTTAGCGCCAGTAATGCGGTAACAAGTGGAGCTGGTGGTAGTCTTGTTTTCAATGCAGGTGATGCTTTAACCTCTGGTCTTGGTGGTGGTTTTAATATTGATTTAGGTGTAGCTGCCGGTGTTAATCCAAATGGAACTTTCCAATTAGGGCTTGGCGGAACACCTTTCAGCACAATCTCAAGAGATTCTTCTGGCGAAACCCCTGTATTTGTGGGTTATGAAGATGGTGGCGATGCAACCGATGTTGGTGTGATTGTAGGTGCAAATAGTAATTTTGTAACCGCTGGAAGTAAATTGCTTAGTGTTAGAAATAACGTAACAAGTGCAGGCGGTGTTGAAAAATTTAGCGTAGGATATGATGGTACTGTTACTATTACGGGCAATACCACTACTACACCGATTGCAGATGCGACCTTTGTGGCTGCCGATACAGTCCCTTCAACTGGTACAGTACAACGTGTCGCTGGTAATGGTGCGGCAAGATCGTTGACTTCAACTCCAAGTATCGCAGACGCATTAGCAGACGGTATTTGTATCAGATTCTTTGGAACTGACGGGACAAATACTCTAACATTCCAAGATGAGGATAATCTTGCTAATACTGGATTGGCTTTTAATGGTGATGTTGATATTGTTTTAGGCTTAAACGATAATTTTGAAGTTTGTTATGATTCAGGCGATGACCTCTGGGTTGAAATCTCAAGAAATCTAACCATTGATGACTAATATGAAAAACAGACTCTTAATTTCATTTCTAGTTTTAACTTGTTTGTTTAGTTTAGGTTATGTAGCGAAAGAAGTTCAAGCTGTGCAAACTGGCAGCAGTGGAATAGTTGACATAATGGGGGGAGGTAATATTGGTTTTACTAACAATGGCGGTGTTGCCATAAAACTTACAAATAAGACTGGTGGTAACTCGATTAAGGGTACAATTGCCTATATATATACCGCAAGTGCCATAGATAATGCCTTTATTCTTATTCCAGATGACCAACCTGATATTATTGGGGTTGTGTTTGGTGATAAAGACGGAAATGTTGTTGCTGACGGTGCAGGATTAGCTAATTGTATAATACATTTAAATTAATAATCTATGGATTTAACTGACTTGGCACAATATGGAGTAGTTGGGATTTGCCTTGCTTTGGTAGGAGCTTTGGTTTATCTAATTTCTGCTTTTTTGAAAATTGTTGGTAATCATATCAACCATAATACAGAAGCAATGAAAAATAATACAGAAGTCTTATCAGGGTTAAAAGAAATCATAAAAGAGTCTGTCAATAGAAATTAGGAGGATGAAAATGGCGAAAAGTATTTTAGATTGTGATTGTGGTAAGAAGAAAAAGGTACAGAGCTGTAACAGGAAAGACAAACATACTTGTTTTGTACACTCTGAATGTATCTGTGGCTCTAAAAGGTTGATTGTATTACCTAACAAGCGTGACTGTAATTATGACTGTACACTCTATAAACTTCACAGAGTTGTGAGATTAAAGGAGAGGATTAAGTAATGACCTGGCCACAATTTCGGGGGGTTTAAGCAGAGTTCCTCCTAACAAAAACAAAAACTCTGCACTAATTCAATATAATATGGATAAACAAAAGTTTTACAAAATCGCAGGTGTTTCGGCTATTGGTATTTTATTGATCGTTTATTTTTCTATTGTTCTTCTGTTGGGTAATATTAAAAAAATTGTGGAGATTGAACAGGAGATTGAAAAAGAAGAAGTAGTTTTATTCGATAAAATAACTGTGGCGAAGGAAGTCATTAGTGATATTATTGAGGACAAAGAGTTCAAAGAAGAATTAAAGTTTAATGTGGAAAGCCTACCAGATAGTTTACCGGGGATACAGGACATTACAGAAGAAGATGTTGATCTGAACGATGGAAAAGGTTTCCCTATTGGTAAGTCCGGAGATGAAGAAAAAGAACCTAAAAAGGAAACTAAAGAATTTACCTTTGAAGAACGAGATGAAACGATAGCAATTCTGAATTATGAATTAAAATTGATGGGCGGTTTTACCGGTGAAAATGTTGGGAGTATAGATAATTTTCTTCCTACTTTGATTAAGGAGATAGAGAAAAAACCGTTTTTCAAGAAAAAAGTTAAATTAAAGGACAAGGAATATATCAAAGAGCAATATCTTGAAAAGCGAAATTATTTATTTGACAAACTAAAAAAATAAACTTATGGAAAATTCAAAAGTCTGGTACAAATCCAGTACATTACAAGGTCAAATTGTAACAGTTTTAGGGCTATTAATTAGAGTGTTTAACCTTCCGATTATAGGAGATGAAGCAGGTGCTATCGTAGGTTCAATCTTCATTCTAGTCGGTGTGGTTTATTCTGTTTGGGGTAGAGTTAAATCGAATGGAGAGAAAATTTTATTAAAATAGATAGGTTTATTCTAAAAAAGTCTAGCTCTAAATTCTTATGTTAAAACTATTAAAAAAATTATTTAGTTTGTTTGAAATAAAATCAATCGGTACTGGGTATGTTGAGGATCGCAGTGATTCGAGGGATATTATTTTCGGTGAATTAGTTAAAGATGTTGAAAATGAAGAGGCATGGAAAGAATACGTAAGAAAGTTGCCTGTTAATTATAGGTTAGATTATAAAAAAGACTGGTTATATAGCCAGGGTAGTACTTCCAGTTGCGTGTTTCATTCCGCTACTGGACTTTTAAATTATATCTACAAGGATAAATTTAGTCCTCGGTTCTTGTCCCGGTTTGGTTTTAGGCTAAGTGGTCTTAAATGGGGCGCTTACATGCGCGATGGTGTGAAGGCTTTGGATAAATTTGGTTCGATCGCTTACGATAAAGCTCCGAATAATTCATCAAATACCTCAAGCGATAGTGCTTACAGAAATTATTATCCAGATAGTTATTTATATAACGAAGCGGCACAAAAAGCTCGTTGGTTATATGTTAGGGTTGATGAGCGTTATGGTAATTTAGTTGACTTCGATTCTATAAAAGTATTTATAGATAAAGAAAAAATGCCATGTGTTGTTGGTCTTCATTGGTGGAATGGTTGGGGTGATATAAAAGACGAAGAGACAATTGATTACGCGCGTGGAAATAAAAAATGGGGACATGCGATGTTATGTATCGGTTGGGAGGGAGAGTATCTCATTTTGGTAGATAGTGCTAATAGGATTATTAAATTACATAGACGGAACAAGACAATGGATGTTTGGGGTATTCTAGTTGAAGAGAGTATTGAAAAATATCATTTAGAGATAAGACCGGAACGCAAGATCCGTAATGTTAAGTTAGAGAAGAGAAATGCCACTAAATTAAAGAATGAATTATATAATACATTTGCGGAGTTTGACAAAGCCAGGTTGGTTGCTTCAAGGTTCTGGTTTCCATTGATCGATGCTTTAACTTATAACGGATATACTGCGGTTGATTTGATGAACTGGTTGAGTTTTTATAAACGAAACAACTATCAGTTGTTTGATATAACACAGCATAGAAGTATTACAATTAAGAAAAAATAACATAAAAAATAACTAATAATACTATGTCTGCAATTGGGGCTGCCTCGGCAGTTGCGTTAAGCACATTACGAGGATTAACAAGATTTCTAACAAATACATTGGATGATGTAACGTCTTTTACTGATATTCAAATCACGGACATGATAAATATCAAGTATAAAGAAATTCAGGGTTATTTATTGACGAACATGATGAATCAATGGAAGGAAAACACTACTGATGGGACTGGCAGTGGTGCGATTAATCTTGTTGCCGGAACAGCTTCATATTCTTTAGCGACTGATTTGATGAGTGTGGACGCAATTGAACTTCGGTATAGTGCAGATGAGAATGCTTACCGCAAGGCCGAGATAATTAAAATGGCAACTGTTCCTACTGGTTTGTTTAATGTTGATAGTTACAATTCTCGAGCAGGCTCATCAAATAGTCCTCTTGTGTGGATTAGGAGCGGAAAGCTTCAAGTAGGCGCTATTCCGGAAGTGAATGTGGCAAGTGGTATTATCGTCCATTATACGAGCCTGGTGACGCTTTTAGTTGAAGGTACAGGTGCAACATCAACTCCTGTATTTAACGCCGCATATCATCACGTGTTGGCTTATTTGGCGGCCGCAGAATGGTTGTCGGCAAATGGTGAAGGTAAAAAAGGAAAAGACTATTTAGAAAAAGCTGAATATATAAAAGAGCAGATGTTGGATTTTTACAGTTCACGCGATGCAGATGATTCAATAAGATTAAAACCAAAGGTATTAAATTTTAGATAATATTGTATATATGGCAGAAGGACAAAATTGGCGCATAAAAATTTCCAGCCCTTTCGTCGGGCTAGCTCCCGGCTGGTGGGAAAACTCCTATCCAAGTTTTGGGAACAGAAGTCATTCAGGACGGATGACTAATTGTGATATTCTTGATCCCAGTAAAATTACGCAGGGGAAGTTATTCGTAAACTTAACGGCCGGAACTCAAGCTGGCGCGGTAACAACTTTGATTAAAAGAGTTTTAGATTTTCCGAGTTCTAGTGGAGTTGGTTGGGCTATTGGTGGAGCGAAACTATATAAGTTTAGTAATACAGCAGTAACAAATGCCGGTGCTTATCCACATACGATTGATAAAGGCGCGGTAACAGCAGAAGACGGAGAAGATATGGTAGTTAATGGAGATTATTTATATTATTTTTATAACCATAGTGGAAGTGCTGGTGATATTGGAAGATTAACAATTTCCACAGATACTTTCGATGATGATTTTGGCAGTACAATTCCGGCAACAGGTGCGGCTGCTTTAGTGAATGCTCCACATGCGGCTATCAAAGGACTAGATGGAATAATTTATTTCACAAATGGCCGGTACGTTGGGACTTACGATGAAACAAACGATGTTTTAGATACACAGGCCTTGGATTTATACGCTGATGCGGTAGCAGTTGATTTAGTATGGGAAAAGAACATTTTATGGATTGCTTATAATCGACCGAATATATCAGGAAGTAATAATAATGAGGGTGTTATAATTGCTTGGGATACTGTTTCAAGTACATTTCAAGAGCCGATAATTGAAGTTGGTGGAAAAGTTGGGGCTTTGGTATTGAAGAATGGATTAGTCTATTGTTTTTATCAAGATGTTGCTAGCTCACAGGGTAAATTGGGAAGAATCAGGGGTGATATGATAGAGGAGTTGAGATCATTTAATGGCAGTTTACCTTCTCCTGGCCAGGCGATAAAATACAAGAACATGATTGCATGGCTATCTGACGCTTTATTATATTTATGGGGCGCGGTAGATGTAGAAAACCCGATAACCTTATCTAACCATGCGACTTTGTTGAATGCGACCGGAGGTGGATTGGCAGTTCCATTCGGGAATATTATTGCCGGATCAACAGCAGGCGCTAATTATAGTCTGGCTAAGCTGGGAAGTTCCTATGCGACTGATTGTCAGAATAAAACAAAAATGTTTGATGTGTTTACTTCAACGATTGATAAGGTAACAGTAATTTTTGAACCAACGGCGGCCAATGCGCGAGTGGATGTTAAGTTGGAATATAATCAAGTTTCCAGTAAAACCCTGGGAACAATTACACATACGAATCAAGCCGGAAAGACGAGAGTGGTCTTTGAGCCTAAGCTGGCAAACGTGGAAGATTTCCGGATATTCTTGGACTGGGCTAATGCTAATGCGACAAATCCGTTGAGTGTTAGATCAATAATAGTAGAAGGACATTATGTATTTAAGAAATAGATATGGCAAAGATAAAGAATTTATATACAAAAGACGTAGTTCAAGTAAAAACTTACAGGGACATATTTGTTGAACCTGTTGAGTGGGCTGACGTTGCCGGTGTAGGTACGCCTGAAAGTAAAGCGACAAACAGTAAAACATTTCGTCAAAATTCAGCGCCGACACAGAACTATAAAGAGGGTGATTTCTGGGTTGATACAGACGATTCTAACCATACATATAGGGCAAGTGCGACGTTGAGCTGGGTAAGTGTTAGAGATGGGACAATTATCGCGCCCGGAACAGGGAACTGGTCAAGTAATGTTGTTTTTAGCTCTACGGATTATGATACAGCGGCCTGGGCTTCTGGTTCTTTACTAAGTTCAAACGGGACAACTTATGCGATTAGCGCGAATAATTCTGGTAATATAGCGGCGGTAACTTATATTTATTTGGATACAGGTGCGAGTGTAACTGAACTGCAAAAAAGTACAACATATAGTGATGTTGTTGGAATAAATAAAATCCATTTATCTACAATAACGCCATCGACAGATGTTAATCAATACTGTAAAATCCAGACTTTTGGCGGGTTGGGTGGAAGATTATTTTCCGGCGAAGATCTTATTAAAAACAGTTTGGATTCAGCACAGCTATTGGATAATGGTGATCTTGAGAATTGGACTGCCGGGGTGGCCGTTGCGCCTGATAGTTGGTTATTAGCAAATGGTTCAGTGGCAAGAAGTGCTACACATAAAATTGGTACATATTCAGCAGCTCTTACAAGGTCTGGTGTTGATACTGCACTTACAGAAGAATTCCATGCAGATAAAGGGATAGCATATTGGCAGGGCAGAACAGTTACTCTAAGCATATGGGTACAGGCAAGTGATGCTAATGTAACAATTAAGATACAAGATAGTGTTGGTAGAACGGATTCATCCGCTCATACTGGCGGAGGCGATTGGGAACTGCTTACTGTTTCAAGGACAATAGAGGCAGCTGCAACTTGGGCTAAGGCTGGTGGTCAGATATTAAGCACTAACCAAACTGCTTATTTTGATGGTGCAATGTTAGTTGAAGGAACTTCTCCTATGCCGTTCTCACCTAAGTATAGGGATTGGGGACAGGCTGGTAATTATACCGAGATAGACGGAGGAAACATATCTGTTACTTCAAGTATTTCAATTAATGATGCTACCTGGCAGAATCAAGGTATCCAATTACAATATAACGCTGGAACTCCACGACTTTATGTTGGTGACGGTGCTAATAAGTATTTCCAATTTGACGGTACGGACGCAAGTGTTGGTAGCGATAGTTTAATAAACACAACACCTGCAGGCACAATAGAATCAAGAGCAAATAGTTTATTTGAAGATAAAGCGTTTATTGGGAACTATAACGATGGAATTCCTGAAACTACTGGTGGTGGTTCTACAATTACTAGGGATTTGGTTACAACTACATTAGTCGGTTCATTTGGTGCAGCTGGTTTATTATCTGCTGAATTTGGATTAGTTTATTTTGCAGATAGCTTTGAGATTATAATGCAAGCAAAAGAAGTTGCTACTGTTGAGGCTGGCAGATTTGGAGTGTCAAGTGAGGGAACTAGACACGCATATTTTTGGTTTGATGGTGGAGCTTTAAAAGCAAGTAGTACAGATGATGATGGTAATACTGCTACAACTATTACAGGAATAACAACAACTAACTGGAATACTTATAGAATAGTTTTCGATGCTGGAACTTCAATTAAATTTTATGTTAATGATATTTTAAAAGCTACTCATGATTACACAAGTGCTTTTGACCGTTGGCTTAAATTCTATTTTATGGCTAGTGAAGCAGCAGGTGATTCTACTCTTTACATAACAAATAATTATACAATATTTGCCGATATATAATATGAAATACAAATTTGATAATACAACTAAACCGAACACATTCGCAATAGCACAGTTGCTGAAACTTTTATTTAAGGACAAACAGTTTGATGAAGATAAAATACCAAAAGAAATAATTAAATATTTTAAGAAACAATAACAGTATGGCGGAATTAAAAAACGGTTCAATAGTAAAATTCAAAGGTGACGCTAAGGTTTATTTAGTTGATAACGGAAAGTTGAGACACTTTACGAAGGAAGTAAAAACAAAGAGTGGTAAATCAATCTTTAATTTTATGGTTGAGTTAGACCCATCTTATAAAGAAGGATATACAGAAGGTGCAAAGATTTCAGGTGATATACCATTTGACCCAGTTAGTCCAGGTTGGGAAGCAGCTTTGCCGAAGGTGGTTGTTAAAGAAGAAGCACCAGTAAAAAAGGATGTTGTTAAACCAGTAGAAGAAACACCACCAGCTACTCCTGGTAAACGGAACTTTTATAAAAAAGGTGGTAGTTATTATTATGTTGACAATAATGAAAAGATTTTGAATGAAAAAGATTTAGCAGAAGCGTCAAAGTATGGTGTAGAAGTTCCAGAGCCGACAGTAAAAGAGGAAGAAAAGAAAGCTGATGGTGGTGTAATGAATATTGACTCATTAGCTAACAAAGAGTCTGATTTAACGAAAGAAGAAGCTAATTGGCTTGAAGAGTTCTTCGGACAACCAAAAGATGAATGCTGGAAAATTAAACAACAAGGTAGTAATTTCTGGGCAGGTAAAGTTGGTTCTGCAAAGAATTTAGTTGAATGGTTAAAGTCAGGAAGCGTTGGAATACCAGAAGACTCTCCTTATAAACAAGGATCAGCACCTGCACAGGGTACAGAAACGGATATCCAACCAGGTCAACCAGGCTTCAGCGAGATTCTACCATTTACACAGCAACAAATAGAAGCAGGTAAACCAGGTGGTGCTGACAATCCCTGGGTTGCTCCTCCGGCACAGAAGGGCGACATAGCGTCAGAATTGGGCTTTGAGGGGACTATACCCGGATATAAGGGGATTTATAAGGGTAAGGAAGAATTGGACTTAAACAAGGATGCTACGAATGAACTGTTTAAACAATACCATGGCCGGGACGCAACGGCGGAAGAGTTGGGATATTGGACTGGAAAAAAGGTTGGCAATCTTGAAAACGTATTATCTATTACTAAGATATTCCCCGGCGCTCAAGCAGATAAGATTAAGGCGGCAATGGAAGCTAAGGGTCTAACGGTTATTAAAAATCAAGCCCATTTGGAACAATTAGCTAAAGAGGGCGGATTGACCGAGGATCAAATCACAAGAGCAGGCAAGGCAGCCGGACTTATGTTTGCGCCGACTTCGTTGGTTGATAAGGTTGATGCAGGCCTTGCTTCTGAATTAAAACCAGAGGATATTTCATTTGAAAAAGAGCCTTCAACAGTCATTGCGGACGGTGGTGCTATTGAAAAGAACACTCAAGAGGTTGGAAGTTTTGTGTCTAAGTCTTTGAGCGGGATAAATAAAACAATTAATAGTTTGGTAGAAAAACAACAAAAGATAACAGCTGATTTAAAAACAAAGGCAGAAGCTAAGGAAACGGAATTTGCTGACAAGCTGGAAACGGTTGCGAAAACTGATTTGGTTCAGGCATACAAAGATGAATTGACTGCGAGGAAGTTTGACGAAAACCAAACTAAACTAAATGAAATTTTAATAAGTATAGAAAAAGAGATGGAATCAATGAATCTTGGTGTTATTGGCGAGGGTGAACGAGTTGCGCCATTAACAATCGCTACTCGGCGCCAGAAAGCGGTTGAACAAAGAGGTTTGGCTCGTATCGGTGCTTTATCAGCTATCGGCGAGATTTACCAGGGCAATATGCAAATTGCAATGGATATTGCAAACGATGTTTCAGGACTATTGAAACAGCAAGTGGCGAATGAGATGAACGCATACGGAACACTCCTTACATTACATAATAATAAAGTTATGACTCTAGCCGAAGATGAGAAAGAATTTGTTGAAATGCAAATGGGACTATTGGAGAATCAGCGCGATCAGATTGAAACAAACAAGAATAGTTTTATGAATATGATAAATAAATATCCCGAAAGTGCGGTTAAGGGGGGTGTTACCTTGCTTGATACTCCGGAAGCCGCTTGGGATAAGATGAGCCAATATGTTCAGGATGAAGTTCAGAAAGAAAAAGACGGAATAAGAATAGAATCTAAAGACGGAAAGTTCTATGAAATTAATGAAGAGGCCGGAACTGTCAACCAGATTTCAGTCAATAAGAGTTCCGGTGGTGGTCAGGCAACATTATCAATTGGAAGCGGTGTTATAACTGGACTCAATGGTTCGGAGAAGAATGCTAAGGGATTGGACTTTGTTCTTGCCGGTGGAAATAAGGCGGAAGTCTCTTCTCCTTATAATGGCACAGTTATCT